GTCGCACAAATCATTTTTGGTAAGGCAGTTCCTTTTACTGGTGTAGATGTTATTGGTAACATTACAGCAATCGTTGGAACTCTTGGCGCACAGGGACTGATTGGTTTAGCATCAGTTGCTGTTATCTATGCCATTTTTACTAGAAGCAAATGATAACTTACGGTAAAGCAGTCGCCCCTCAGGAGAATCCTGTGGGACATGATTCTGAAAATGATAAATTCTGGAGAGAAGTAAAATCTAAAGATGGTAGGGTGGGTGTTGCGCCTAGGGCAAAACAATATAAAAGTCAGCATACAATAGCACCCGCATACAATAAGGGTGCCTATCAAGTTATACCTCTTAAAGAAATTAAGGATATAGGCCGATGAAATTAACAAATGAATGGTATTATTTTATAGATGCTATTACTCCAGAGAAGTGTGATGAGATTATAGAATTAGGACACCAATTAAAATTTACAGAAGGTAAAGCAGGTACTAATTCAGATGAATTGACAGCCGAAGAAAGAAAAACTGGAAGAAAAGATATCCACGGTAAATCGCCATTTAGAAATAGTAATATAGCCTTTGCGGATAACCAAGATTTGTATGATTTAGTTTTTCCATTTATGCGGCATGCCAATCAAGAGGCTGGTTGGGGTTTTGATATGAATAATTGTGAAACTCCCCAAATAACAGAGTATAAAAAAGGACAATTTTATAATTGGCATAATGATGGTATCAGTGATAGATTATCGATGTATACCAAAGAAGAAGTTGGTGATAATGAATTGATGTTAGGAAATGTGAGAAAATTGAGTATGACTATATTACTTAATGATGATTATAAGGGAGGACAATTCCAATTCCGAAGTTTTTCTCAAGGTAAACCCACCGTTATAAATCCTTCCATTAAAAGTAAAGGTAGTATAGTTATATTTCCCTCCAGTATGGTGCATAGAGTTACCCCTGTAACAAAGGGTGTTAGATATTCTGTGGTGGTTTGGTTTCTTGGCCCACCCTTTAAATAATAATCCAGTTGTTTTGAACCCCCGAAAGGGGGTTTTTTATTGCCTAAAATCCAGATAAATAGGTGGGTGAATATAAAAAATAGAACAATAGACCCGGAGAAATAAGTAATGGCTTTCTTTGGGCAAGACGGCTTTGAGTTCGGCATAGGTGTAGTAGAAGATAGATTTGATCCCTTACAACTTGGACGAGTTAGAGTAAGGTGGCTGGGTCTACATGATGAAGATAAAGATAAAATTCTGACAAAGGACTTACCTTGGTCAGAAGTTATGCAATCTGCTCACGGAAATCCTGCAGCTGGCGTAGGACAAAATTCTACCTTAACAGAAGGTAGTTGGGTGTGTGGGTTTACAAAGGATCCCAGTACCCTACAAGATTGGATTATAATGGGTACATTGCCTGGTTGGAATGTCACTACTGCTATAGGTAGTGGCGTTGCTGGGGGAAAATGGGCCGAATATAGAGGTCCTTATAAAGAATTCACAACTAAACCAGGAACGGTGTCTAGTAGTTCAGATATTAAATCTTTTGATTATGAGAAAGGGTTTGCTGATCCTACAGTAGACCAACGAAATATTCCTCATCCTCCGAGTTATGTTTCTTGGAGAAGTCCTGTATCCGTGCCGGCAGCTACTTATGTAAAGGTAGATTGGACAAAGGAAGGTAGTTCTAGTGTTACTGATGGTTGGCCACAAGTTCCAGATGAGAATAATGATTTTACTTATGTAAATGATATAGGATCTCCAGCATGGGTATATCCAACTACACCTTCAACAGCACAAACAAGAGCCACTCATTCTGATACACTACACGCTTTATTTGGAACGACACGACGAATAACTGCTGATAAACGATTCGCTAACAGTTGGACACATTTTGGTACATTTAAATGGCCAGATGTAAGGACTTATTCACTAGCGGGTGATGATACTGCTCCTAAGGAACAAGAGACTGGGAGAAATGTTGAGAGTCCTGATACCCTTTATAAAACAGGTCGAGACGGTGTTATATTTTCAACTGGGTATTTAGAACCCAATTTTACGGCTGTAGATTCAAGTGGTGCACCTGTTCTTCCCTTATTTCCCGTAATGCGGGATTTACCCGCCGTCTCTTTTGATCCTACTGCTTACACTGGTATTACAAATACAGATACTCGATTTACAGCAGGATCGTCTGGATATGAAGTAGGAGATTGGGCTAGTACGCAAGAAGATTTTAGATTACCCAATCCCAGGGTCAATTGGTTATCTAAAGGTAGTTTAAGTCCCACAGAAAGAAAAACTGTTATGGATTTATTTGATAGTGGACAATATGGTAGTGGTGTTTATAATATTAATAGTCCTAAACTGGGTAGACATGATATAGAATGGAAAGATGTATCAGAAAACGATTTAGTTATAGTTCCTAAACCAGATACTAATCCCTTAGCAATGGGTGGCATTCCTATTTCTGGTATAGATAATACATTTTTAAAGGTCACAACTCAATCAAAATTGTGGGGAGATACATCTTATTTTGCAACTGCTGAGAGAAGTACTGGAAATCCTGCCATACCAACATTACAAGCTGGTGATATAGTTCAACTTGCTGGTGTTAGGGGTATGCAGGAAGTAAATGGTAGAATTTTTAGATGTATGAGTTGTTCTGAGAGCGATGGTACCTTTACAATGGAATTGGGAACAGTTAATGGTAGCGTTTGGGCTGGACCTGCTCCTATTTCATGGAAAACGGGTGGTACAGGTTTGGGTACTGCTACGATTTCTGACCAATTTGTGGCAACTTCAAGTTTTTCAGCTTATTTGGAAGGAGGGGTTGTTATACCCCACCATCCACATTGGTCTTTATGTTGGAAAGCAGATCAACGAGAACGACAAATTAATATTGGTTCACCTAATGCCGTAACAGGTATAGAATACGGTCATTGGAACCAACCATCAGGTGACTTTAATGCCAGATACCCATTTAACCATGTATATGAATCTGAATCTGGTCATCTTATGGAGTACGATGATACTCCGGGTGGGGAACGCATCCAACAAATGCATCGTTCCGGAACTTACTATGAAATAGACCATAACGGTACAAAAGTAGATTATGTCAAGGGTGACAACTACGACATACGCATACATGATGATTATATGTATGTTAAGGGTAAAGTAGCACACACCTTTGATGACGAGGTGATGATACGATACAATGACCGTGCTGACATCTCTGCTAAGTGGAAACTACAACTGTGGTCTGGTGGTGACTTAGAGATAACATCCAAACGAAACATCAACCTCAAATCTGATGGTGATATCAATATGCAGGCTGGTGGTCATATCAATATGAATGCCACTGGTTTAACTCCTACATCTTCAGAAAATAAGGCGGGAAGTAGAAATCCCAATGAACGATCCAAGATACGGATGAAAGCTGGTCATTTAGAAGTGGAAATGATAGGTAATGAAACTCTACAAAATGAATATGGTATTACTTTACAGTCAAATCAAAGTGGTATTATGATAAAGACTCTACTAGGATATGGTTTAGTCGATAATGAGAGAACAATGAGTGGTGATATTAATATTGCCTCAGCAGCAGATATGAATTTATATGCTTATGATAATCATTATAGAGAAGCATCGCTTGGTAACATAGAAGATTTTGCACAAGTTGATTCTTACTTAACCGCAGAAACTGGAAGTATTTACGAAACAGCTCAAGCTGAGAGTATATATTATACTGCTAAAAAGGCTATTGATATAAAGGCATGTGGTATTGATGGGGTAAGTGCAGGAACTGTTGATATTTGGGCAAAAGAATCTATTAATATCAAAGCTGATAGTTCGGCAGATACAGCTTTAACTAATACTGGGTTAATAAACATACAAGCAATAGGTAGAACTGATGTGGCTGTTCCTGCCGGCACTACAGGACATATAAGTATTGTGGCACCTAGATATATTCAAACATTCTCTGGTAATGTTTCCGTAGATGCTGCTTATAATATTAATATGAAAGCCGGTACTGCAGCTGCCAGTGCTGGTACGATTAATTTAGAAACACAATCTGGTGTGGGCTTTGGTTCCGACATTAATATAAAATCTAATGCAGGGTTTTCTATGGAATCAGCCAATAATGCAAATATACTTGTTACTGGTGCTTCCCAGATGGTTAAAATGACTACAAGCCATGCATTGGGAACGATTCATATGAATAGTTCTGGTGAGGCTGCGGCTTCTGCTGGTTCTGCCACTGTTACACCTACCACCGCGGCAGCAACAGCAACTAGCGCTAGTGGCGCAATGCGTTCCTATATACCTAATAGTTTAGAATTGTTGTCTATAGATTTGCCTGAACCTCGACCTGCTATGGGAACTAGTATTACTATGTTGGCCCTAAATGCTAATTTAGCAAATGGATATGGAGGAGAGAACATTCGCAACCTCCAAGACACTATTGCTGATATGCAATCAGGTGTAAGTGCATATTGGACTAAAGAAGGAGTTGCAACAAGTGCTGGCGGCCGTACTTATGTTACTGACCAAAATAACTATGATTGGGATACATTAATGACAGATAGCACTACCACGACAACAGAAGCGCCATGGACGGGGTATACAGAAGAATATAAGAAAGTAGAACCATTAGGTAATACTGATAACACTGGTAAACGAAATAATCCATCTACAAGAGCCACAGGTGATGTGGTAACAGATACAAAATCACCATGTTAGGAGAATATGTAATAATGGTTGCTGGAGAATTGATAACATATACAGATTACGATGATATTCCCGATACGTTTGAGCACGTGATTAAATTTATACCAGATTGGCCTGAGGAGCCTCATACACAAGAGGATCACAATCTTATGGCAGTCTTTAATGATAAACTACAAGTGTTAATGGAGATAGAAAGAAATGCCAGCAGTAACTAGATTTGGTGATGCCGATGTAACACATTGTACCGGCATGACAAGATTAGATAAGAGTTCAAATGTGTTTGCAAATAATATTGGTATATCTAGACAAGATGATAATAATACTGCTCATTTATTGCCACCAGATGTTCCTCCATGCCCAGGTCATTCAGCACCGATTACTACTGGTAGCACGACGGTGTTTGTAAATAATAAAGGATGCGGTAGAGTGGGGGATGCGATTACTGGATGTACCTCAGTAGCCGCTGGTTCTAGCAGTGTGTTTGCTGGGCCTTAATTTATAATAGGAGAAATTAAAAGATGTTAAGTACTGTGAGAGAAAAAATTAAAGATAGAGATTTGAGTTTGGGTGCCATAATGGTGATTATTGGCGTCTTAATTTGGATAATTCCAGTTAAATTGGTATTATCAATATTTGTACTGTATGGAATAGTACAAATCTTCTGGAAGAAAGAAGAAGCTGTAGAAGAACACCATCATCACCATCATCATAATGGACAGAAGAAAAAAGTAACAAGGAAAAAGAAAAGTGGCTAAGAAAATACATGTATTTTCAACAAGAAAAAATAAAATAAAAAAGAGAACATCTATAGGAGACTCGATTCGTTCTAGGCCTAATAATAAAAATAAAAGACGTTGTTGGAAAAAGTATAAAGGTCAAGGTAAGTAGATAAATATTCCATATGGCAGCACCACAATATAATACAGGGTTCACAGACGCTGAATCCGTTAATAATAGTTCTCAAAGTACCTTCATTTATAAGGATTTGAGTTTATTTTTTACTCGCAACCCGGTTACGAGCGATGTTGCTACGGTTACAGATGTACAAGATATTAAAAGAGCAGTAAAACATATTGTTCTTTTGAATCCTGGAGAAAAACCATTTCATCCAGAGATTGGTACAGGAGTAAGGCAATCTTTATTTGAGAATTTTACCCCACCTGTTAGGGAAACCCTAAGAGGTAAAATAGAATTCTCTTTACAGAAATATGAACCTAGAGTAACGGTTAGTAGTGTTGTATTTGAAGATACTAGTGATTTTAAAAATATGGATAATAATACTCTGGTTGTACAGATAAATTTTTACCTTAATAATATTCCACAACAAATAGAATCAGTAGAAGTAATGCTAGAGAGAATAAGATAATGGCAGCAGGACTCAATACAAAAGGAAAGATGTCAATTACAGAATTAGACTTTGATAGTATTAAAGCTAATTTAAAAACCTACCTTAAAGGTCAATCAGATTTTACAGATTATGATTTTGAAGGTTCTGGTCTTAATATTCTGTTAGATACACTTGCTTACAATACACATTACAATGCTTTTATGGCCAATATGTTGGCTAATGAAATGTTTTTGGATACTGCTGTTAAAAGGGATTCGGTAACCTCACATGCGAAGTCATTGGGTTATACTCCCACCTCTGCTAATGCAGCAACTGCTAGTCTTAAAGTACAAGTTAATGATGCTAATACTACTACGCTTACAATGGCAGAAGGTTTTGTTTTTTCAACAACGATAAATGGTGTTGGATATCAATTTGTTAATATTTCTGATAGAACCATAAATCCCACCGAAGGGGAATATATTTTTGGTACTGATACTCTAGGTATTTCTGTTTATGAAGGAACTTGGGTAACTACAAAATATACTAAAGATTCCACAAATGCAGACCAAAAATTTATTATTGAAAATGATAATGTTGATATTTCTACATTAGCGGTCCAAATACAAACAAGTGCGACCGATACTACTAAAACCACTTATACAAAATCAACTACATTGGTTGATATTGTTTCTACCACAACTGCTTACTTTATTCAAGAAACAATCGAGGGTAAATGGGAAATTTATTTTGGTGATGGTGTATTGGGTAAAGCTTTGACTGATGGTAATGTTGTTATTTTAAAATACATCATTACAAACAAAACAGATGCTAATGGGGCAACCGCATTTACTCCTAGTGGTAATATAGGGGGGTTTAGTGATATTACGGTTACAACTATAGGTGTAGCGGCAGGTGGTGCTAATGCTGAAACTTTAGAGTCTATTAAGTATAATGCTCCGTTTAATTATGCTGCACAGAATAGAGCAGTTACAGCGGCTGATTATAAAACTATTGTTCCAACAATTTATCCCAATGTTGAATCTATTTCTGTATGGGGCGGTGAATATAATAATCCTGCCGTATATGGTAAAGTGTATATTAGTATTCGACCTCAAGCAGGTAATACATTAACAGAGGCGACTAAAACTTCTATTATTACTTCATTGGAAGAATATAATGTAGTTTCTATTACTCCTGTTATACTGGATCCAGAAACAACAAAAATTATTCCAGTAGTTAATTTTAAATATAATGAAACTATTACTTCTAAGAGTAGAGAAACTTTAGCAGCTGAAGTTTCTACTGCTATAGTGACTTATTCAGATGATACTTTAGAAAAACACGAAGCAATATTTAGATATTCTCCGTTTGTTAATTTGATTGATGAAGTAGACCCATCTATATTATCTAACATCACAACCATTAAAATGAGTAAAACTTTTCTACCTACATTAGAAACAGCGACAAAATATACTATAGATTTTGCTAATGCGTTTTTTAATCCCCATTCTGGTCATATGGCATCTACCGCCGGCATAACACCGGGCGGCATTTTATCGTCAACTGGCTTTAAATATACAGGTGATGCTACTAATGTTTGGTATTATGAGGATGATGGTGCTGGGTTAGTTAAAGCCTATTATATTTTAAGTTCTGCTAAAGTATATAAAGCGGCTAGTGTGGGTACTATTGATTATTCTACTGGTATTATCGTTATCGCCAAGGATAATATTGACTCCGTAGAAGATTATAATGGAGCAACTCAAACCTACATTAGATTAACAGTAGTACCGAGTTCTAATGATATTGTTCCAGTAAGAAATCAAGTTTTAGAAATTGATACTACAAATATGAGTATTACAGGAGCAGCAGATAGTATTGCGGGTGGTTCGTCAGATGGCGGTACTACTTATTCTACTAGTGCTTCATATGCCTAAATTTAAAAATGTCTACAATAAAAAGTAAAGTTTCTATACAAATAGCTGGCCAACAACCAGATTTTGTTCAAGCGGATCATCCAGATTTTTTAGCTTTTCTAAAAGCTTATTATGAATTTTTAGAATCTGCTGAATTACAACTAACTACTTTAGGGTCTGTTGATTCTCTTTCATTAGAGGCCTCTGCTGGAGCTAATTCTCTTCTATTACAAGAGAGTCTTAATCGTTACCGTACTGGAGAAATTGATACTGTCCTTTTAGAAGATACTACTTATGGGGCTTTTCTTAATGGTGAAACTATTACAGGACAAACATCAAAAGCAACCGCAGTTATTAGAGTCCAAGATATTAATTTAAATTCTAGACTCTTTATTTCATCGCAAAATAATTTTATTATAGGTGAACAAGTCATTGGTGCTGACACTAATGCTTCTGGAGTTATTGGTGGTTATACAGCCAATCCTGTGCAAAATATTACACAGTTGATGGAATATTATGATGTGGATGATACCATAGATACTTTTTTCACAGAATTTAAAGAATCATATATGCGGACTATACCTAAAGGTTTGGCTGCTGGTCTTGATGAAAGAAATCTTCTAAAAAATATTAAAGACCTTTATCGTGCAAAGGGTACTAGGGGCGGTCACGAATTATTTTTTAGAATGTTACTTGATGAAGATGCTATTATTACATATCCCACTAAAAATATTATGCGATTGTCTGATGGTACTTGGACAGATGATACCATTCTCCGTAGTTATGCTTTAGATTCTACTATTGTTATGGAAGATTCTTCCTCTGCTAATGGATTTATCTATATTCTTCTGGAAGATGGTGGTCAAATAATGACGGAAGATAATGTTAATAGCAATGATGATTTAACAGGATTAGTAGGAGAAACTATTACACAGGCGGCTGTTACAGATTTGAGTATTCTTATCGGTGGTGCATATTATAACCAAGGATTTGAGGTTATTTCAGAAGCTACTGCTATAGTAGATAGTATATTTCAATATAATTTAAGTGGTATCACAGTAACAGAATTTATATTGAATCCAGGCAGTGTGGATGGAACATTTGTTGCTGGCCATAGAATTTCTGGTCCCAATAGTGTAACAGGAGTAACATTGACTGGCAAAATTGCTAGTATTTTAGATAAGACGGTTACTACTTTAAGTGATTTTAGTTCGAGTCAATATTTCAAAACTACTGATGGTCTAACTGTTACATCTGATGTTGGGGCCGATGGCATAGCAACTATAGATAGTGTTTCTTCGGGCACTATTAGTAATATAATAGTAGATAACGGAGGTTCTGGTTATGAGATTGGAGATAAAGTTGTTGTTAATAATACAAATACTAATGGTGCAGATTTGGCCGGGGAAATTTCCTTAGTTAATGGTGGATTTGCTCCCGAAACAGGAACACTAACTGATAACTTTAGAATCACATTAGAAATTGGAACTCCAGGACAACCCGGAGAGATTTTACTAGAAGAATCTATTATTACATATGAACTTCCCACAGGAACTTTTAATATCGGAGAAACTATTACAGGAATTACTTCTGAGGCTACCGGTACAGTTGTTTCTATAGAACTTGATGTAACAACCATACTGTATGTACCCCTAACTGGAACTTTTACTTTGGGAGAACGCATTGTAGGCAGTGTTACTGGTTTTAAGTCTACTGTGGTAACAAATACAATAAACATTTTTGTTGCCAACGAAGAAGATTTGGGAATGGTAGCTGCTGATAGATTTATATTAGAAGGTGAGACCACAATGGACTCCTCTTATCTCGGAAGAAGTATTGCTCAAGAAAGGGACACCGGTGGAAGGGATATTACTAATGTTAGAGTAACCAAAGAGGGTTGGGGATATACAGCTGTACCCACCTTAACGATTACAACATCTGCTGGTACTAATGGTACAATACGAGCCAAAGGTACTAATGTAGGTAAGATTTCTGCCGTCAATATAGTTGACCAAGGTATTCATTATACCGATCCAGCTTCTACTAAAATTGTAGCAAGTACTAATTATCTATGTACTGCAATTTCAGGTATTTTCCTTGTTGATGAAACAATTACTGGTGCCACATCAGGTGCTACGGGTAAATTTAAAATCCAATATGATCCGACTGGTATCATAGAATTGAATACAGTAAGTACCACTCCATTTATAGCAGGTGAAACAATCACCGGTGGAAGTTCTGGACAAACAGCTAAAATAGATTCATTTACTTCAACGAGTATACCCGTTAGTATAGATACAGTTGTAAATCGAACGGGTAAATATCTTACTGAAACTGGTTGGTTAGATTCTGCATCAAGTAAAATTATAGATAGTTATTATTATCAGGATTATTCGTATGTTGTAAGTACAGCAACATCTATTGTGGATTGGAGAGAAGAATTATTAGCTGCAGTTCATCCGGCAGGTTGGGCAGTATTTGGTGAAGTAGATATTGGCGGTAATTCGCCTGCATTGGGTTATCTTGCTAACATCACCTCTGTAACAGGTCTTGGAGCTCTTTACTCACAAGTATGGAATGCTCTTATTGGACGTAGATTGGGCACAACAACCCAGGGACCAATTAACCCAACTCCAATGGCAGAAGCAAATGAACCGGATGATAAAGCCAATCTTTATAATCCTGCTCTTAAAGTAAGTCCTGGTGGAGGTGCTTTTACTTTATACGAAACAATTACAGGTGCTACTTCTGGAGCAACTGCTAAAGTAGTTTTGGATAATACCACAGACGAGGGTGTTCGTATAATTACCTTTGAACAGGGATATAATCAAGGTATTTTCCAAATCAATGATGTTATTACTGGTTCTATTAGTGGACGGTCAACTACTGTCCAAGAAGTGTATGGTTTGCGTGGTAAACGAGATGTTACCTTGCGACAAGTTCTGGAAACTAGATTCCAAATGGGCCCGAAAGGGAATGATGCTGGTGTTCCTCCAAATCTCGGTGATCTTAATAGATTTATGTTTTCACCCAGTATGGTAGCTTCGTCTGCTTCTTCACTTACTTTTAGAAGTCACAATGTATATGTAACGGGCATTCCTTTTAGCACATTAAGTAGTGGTATAGATACAAGTGTAACAACTATTCCTGTAGCTTCTGATACTAGTTATCCCACAGCAGGTACAATTGAAATAGATAATGAATTAATAGATTATACAGGTAAAGCAGGTAATACTCTTACTGGGTGTACTAGGGGACAACATTCAACTGCTGCAGCTGCTCATTTAACAGGAGCTGTTGTTGATGCGGTTCGGTGGGGAATAAAACAAGATGAAACAAGACCTGGATATAGAATTAGTGATTGGCTAACAGATTATCAAGGTACAACCTTAACAATTGGGGATATAACTAATTATCCCAACAGAAAAAACGATATTAGTCCTCCATTACAGGTTACGATATATAAAACGTAATGAAAGTTTTATAAATAGTGGATATAAATATACGTAGGAAATAATGCTATGGCAGCTATTGTAACACATCAATTTAGATATAATAACGCAGATCAATTCTATAATGAATGGGCACTTGCAAATCATTCTTTTTATCTGTATGTAGGGAGGCCGCAACCCTTTTCTGCTGGTACAGGAGGAGGCACAGATAGTGCACCACCCACACCATTAGACAATGTAGATGATATCTATATGTATTGGCGAGATATGCTTGCAATTAAACGAGTGCCAGCGGCCGACCGACAATATGCTATACCTAGGCATGATTGGACTAGTGCTACTGTCTATGATTACTATAGAGGTGATTATGGAGCAACTGTAAACGCCGCTACTGTAACAACTGTAGCAGGTGGTACAGATATGTTTTCTACTACTACCAAAATGTATGTTAAAACTACAGATAATAATGTTTATAAGTGCATGGGTAATAATGGTGGTGCCGCTGGGGGATCAACTGTTATGCCAACGGGTACTAGTAATAATGAGTTTGTCACTGGTGATAGTTATATTTGGAAGTATATGTATACTCTTTCCACTACACAAATTACAGATTTTCTTACTACAGATTTTATGGGAGTTGCTACAAATTCAACGGTTTCAACCGCGGCGGTAGATGGGGCGGTTAGACAATACAAAATAGAAAATGGTGGTTCTGGTTTTTCAGCTGCTACAGTTACTGGCCAGACCCTGCGGGGCGATGGTTCGGGTGCTACATTTACTATCGTAACTTCTGGCGGGGCGATTACTTCGGTAACGTCCACCAATGCAGGAACAGGATATACTTTTGCCGATATTAATGTTGGTGGCATTTCTGGTATTGGTAGTGGAACCGGTGCAGTAGTTACTCCAATTATAGGACCTAACGGTGGGCATGGATCCAATGCAATCACAGAATTAGGTGGATTTTATATAATGACTAATACGACAATTGCTGGTACGGCAGGATCTGGTGATTTTGTTGTAGACCAAGATTTTCGTAGAGTTGGCATGGTATTAAATCCTTACAATTATGGAACAACAACTGTTTCTACCGCGGATACATTAAGTGCTTTGAAGTCAGTAACATTTGCTGCTTCACCTACTCCAGGCACATTTACTGCTGATGAAATAATTACAGGTGGTACTTCGGGTGCTAAAGGTGTCGTTGTGGATTGGGAATCTTCTACAAGAGTTTTGAAATATATCCAAACACAATGGACAGGCGTTTCTGTTACAGTCGGTGCTACTCAGGGTAACCTTGTTGCCTTTGCTGCTTCTGAAGTAGTAACAGGAGCTGATTCGGGTGCAACGGGAACCGTTTCTGCGGTTACTGCTCAAGAAGTTGCATATTATTCTGGCACACAACTTTATGTAGAAAATAGAAAACCAATTACCAGAGCCTCAGACCAAACAGAAAACATAAAGTTAATCATCGAATTTTAAGAGTATAAAATATGCCAGCTAAAACAGATTTTAATGTATCTCCTTATTGGGATGATTATACTATATCCGATGATTTTTATCGAGTATTATTTCGTCCAGGATATGCAGTACAGGCAAGAGAACTAACAACATTACAAAGTATTTTACAGAATCAAATTGAACAATTTGGTAATCATGTATTTAAAGATGGTGCTCTTGTTATCCCAGGCAGTTTGGCGTATGATAGTAAATATTATGCTCTAAAACTACAATCTACATTTGGTAGTAATACTGTTGCTACCTATTTAAGTCAATATGTTGGTGCTATCATCACTGGCGTCACTTCTGGTGTTACAGCTCAAGTTATAAATTATTCGGCTGCAGATTCAAGTACTGGAGATCCAGACACTTTATTTATAAAATATATTACTACTTCTACACTAGATAATTCAACAGTAGTTTTTAGTGATAATGAAAATATTTCTGCAAATAAAGCAATTTCATCTTATTCAGTAGATGCTGCTTCGGCAACTGGTCAGGCAACTAGTGCCACAGCAACAGGTTCGGCAGCAACCGTACTGGGTGGCATTTATTTTATTCGTGGGTTTATGGTACAAAATACCGAACAAACCCTAATTTTAGACAAGTATACAAATACACCATCGTATAGAATTGGGTGGACAATAACAGAATCTATAATTACATCAAATGATGATACATCGCTTTTAGATAATGCTCAAGGTTCTTCTAATTATGCAGCTACCGGCGCTAATAGATTTAAAATTACTTTAACTTTAGCGAAAAGAACCTTAACGACAACTGATGATAGTGATTTTGTAGAATTGGCTAGAGTAGATAATGGTCTTTTAGTTAATAAAATCATGGCTACGCAGTATAGCATTATTAATGATATGCTTGCTCGCCGCACAAATGATGAATCTGGCGATTATATTGTAAAACATTTTGATATAGAGGCAAGAGAGAATTTAGATGACGGCACAAACCGAGGTGTTTATACTGCTGCAAATGGCGGTGTGGAAACTAAAGAAACATTTTCCATTTCACCCGGTAAAGCTTATGTTGATGGATATGAAGTAGAGTTGCAAGGTGCTTCTTATATTAACTTTGATAAAGCTCGTACTACAAGAAATGTGCAAAATGATACAGTGCCAGCTAACCTTGGTCAATATGCTAAGGTGGATAATGTTTATGGTCAACCAGATGTTACCCAATCTGGTTCTACTTTGGATGCCTTTAAAGAGGTACAACTCTATGACCAACAAACCTCAAGTAGAGGTTCTAGTTCTGGTACACAAGTTGGTTTAGCTAGGTCCCGTGCCTTTGAGTATGGCTCTGGTGATGCAGATGCCGTAACTGGAATTTATAATCATTATTTGTTTGATGTTACAATGTTTAATACGATTGATGTTTCTCTTGCAAATACACTAACATTAAATGCTTTAATAACTGGTGTTACTAGTGGTGCTACTGGTTTTGTTGTGGCTGCTATTTCAGCTGCTGCACAATTTAAAGTAATGCAACAATCTGGTTCCTTTATTACTGGTGAAAGTTTTACTAGTAATGTTTCAACAGATACAGTAGCGGGTACTATTTTAGTTACTACCAATTCTTCTGCTACTCAAAAAGTTTTTGCTCGTGATGTAAAACAAATTTTTATGGATACTTCTGCTTCAGGTGCCATAGATTATACAGCGGATCTTTCTTTGACAGAAGATAAAACTTTAGCCGGTCAAGTGAGTTGGGCTACTCTAACAACTGTTACTGGTTTAAATACAGATTTTGAATCTGATTTAGTAGTGGGTGATATTGTAGCTTTCCCAAGTGGCGCCGCTGGCGCTTT